TCTCTGCACAGGCAACGAGTACAGAGGCGTTAGGACTTATTCAGTTGCCAGTGAGCAGACCGGGTGCCCGGGACGTGGCTGGCCGTCGGGACCGAAGCAACACCCGCAGCTGTTGCAGTGAGCACAGCCCGCCTTCGGCCCGTCGGGGTCGTGCGGGAACAGCTCGGCTGTGCAGTGCGGGCACTTCTTGGCCCTCGGGGGCTTCGGTGGAGGCTCCGGCTCAGCTGCCTTTTCCTCAGCCTCGGGCTGCTCCGCAGCGGTCGTCGGATCGGCCGCGGTCGCAGTCTCCTCTTCGGACTCGGCTGCTGGCGGTGCCTCCTCCGATTCCTCCGCGGGAGTTTGGGTCTCCTCGGCGGGCGGGTCGTCCTCCGGCTTGGGCGTCGTCGTCTCAGCCACTGGCTTCACCCCTTTGTCTTCAGGCGGGCCGTGAACCGCCTTGCTCACGGCCCGCCTCTTGTTCTTTTTGCCCATCGCTAGTTCTTTCGCATAGCTAGTTCGCCAGCACCTTGACCAGCTCGGTGAGTGTCTGCGTGGCCGGTATCCGCCCGGTGCGCCGGTATCGGGTCGCGGTGGCGCTGGCTAGGACGGCAGCCGTGGCCTGCGTCACGACTATGCGGACGAACTGCTCGCCCGGCCGCCAGACGTCGATGGCGTAGACCTTGCCGCCGCCGGTCGCGGCCAGGATTTGTGTCAGGGCCGCGCCGCTGACGTCCACTGTGCCCGTGCCGAAGCTCGCGTCCTCGTGGGTCTGCACCTTCGCGTCGAGGGTGGCGGTCGCGGTCATGGCCCCGACGTGCACGATGAACCTCACGCCGTTCCAGCCGTTCATGTCGACGCCGGCCCCGTTGTTTGCTCCGCTGAGAGAGGCCGGAGCGATCTCACTCGTGGTCGCCATGCTGTCGTCTGGACCCTGGTGTGCCATGATTAGCTCCTCTCGTCCTTTTATCGCCCGGACGCGGGGCTGCTATTTGACCTGTCAGCGCTCGCCGTGCGAGCTCTTAGACGACGCCGATGCGAATTGCGTCTTCGTTCCAGAGGGCTCCGCCGACGCGCTCAAACAGGATGATTCCTGTCTGGTCGGTGTCGGCGAACCGCTCGCGCAGCACGACGGTCGTGATCTGGGCGCGCTGGGCGATGACGTAGGCCGAGATGTCGCCGAAGACGAGCACCTTGTTGGCGTCCGTGGCGTCAGCCGGCATGAACTCCGAGTTGTAGACCGGGTAGCTCAGCAGGTCCGCCGGCGTCCCCGCGAAACCGCTGCCGCTCAGAGGCGGCCACATGAAGCGGCCCGAGGCGTCGACCAGCTTGCGGATGGCGCCCTCGATGGAGCGCTTCATCAGCCAGGAGGCGTTCTGCGTGTACTGGCTGGGAAGCGTATAGGCGAGGGTGATCAGCTTGGGAGCCGAGCCCGTATTTGACGTCGTGTTGAGGATGTAGTTGGCGGTCGAGCCCTCGACATCGACCGTCGAGGCGCCGCCGTTCAGGATGCCCTGCGGGTTCAGGGGGTCACCGACGCCGTTGATGAAGCCGTCGTCCTCGACGAGGGCCATGTTCTCGGCGCCGTTCTGCGCCAGGAAGGCGAGAATGTTGGCGACTGCGTCGGACAGGAAGTCGTTGCTCAGCTTCGTCGCTACCCGGACCTTCTTGATCCCGACCTCGAACATCCCGAAGGCGGGGTCGGTCTCAGCGAAGGCCGGCGTCTCGCCCACCCAGCCGCCGACGAAGCCGGACGAGTAGATCGAGCCGCTGGTGGCATGGGCCGCCACCCTCGGGAAGCGCAGGGTGTCGCGGGAGGTCGTGATCACACGGGCCAGCCGCCGCATGATCGCCCTCTGCGCCACGCGCACGAGGATCTCGGCCTGCACGTCGGGCGGAACCAGGAAGCCGCCGCCGACGTCGCTGCCTTCCGAGAGCGCCTTCTGCTCTTCGCCGGTCATCATGGCGAAGGCCATGCTCTCGCTGCGGTAGCGGGTGCAGTTCCGCAGGAGCTTCTCGTATGCCTTCCGGTACGTCGGCTGGAAGGCCGCACGGGTCATGCGGAAGAAGTTGGCGGCCTGCTCGTCGTCGGCCGGGATCGGCCCGAACAGGACCTCCTCGCCGAACATCTCCACTGTCTTGCCGAGTGAGGTGGGGGCGAGAACGATGCCGTTCTTGCACTCCCAGCCCATGTCGGTCAGGATCTTCCGGCCGTCCTTGTCGTCGTTGACGGGGTGCGGGACGCTCCCCACCGGACGGGTGAGGAAGTCGTGGATCAGGGCCATGTCCTTCGTCTGTGCCTGCTTCCGCTCTCCCTCGATCTGGCCCCTCAGCTCGAGGCCGCGAGCGTGGAGCGTGTCGAACTCCTTCGACTGCTCCTCCGTGGGCGTGCCGGTGCCGATCTCTGTGACGAGAGCGGCGTACTTGGTCGTGACCGATTCCAGTTCCTTAACCAATGCCGTGGTCATGGACTATTCCTCCTTTGCTTCCGCCAATGCAGCGGTCAGCTCGTTTAGGCCCTGTTGCCTGGCCCGCTCGCCGTTATCGCCGGCCCGTGGCCGCGGTTCGCCAGCCAGCAGGCCCTCCAGCTCCAGGATTGTGGAGCGAATGCCCTTCTCGGTGGCTTCGGTGATCGCGAAGCCGTCCTTGATGTCGAGGCCCAGCTCTGCCATAGCCTCATGCTCGCGCTGGACCTGCTGAGCCAGGTCGGTGACGGCCTGGGCTACGTCGAGCAGGTAGAGGTCGAGGGACGGCTCCAGCGCCTTCGAGACGTCGGGGTGGTCGGTGACCCACTTCTTCGCGGTCGCCATTGTCCAGCCGTCGTCTTTGGGGAACCGGAGCGATTGAAGCGTGGTCGCGGTCTCGCCCTTCAGCTTGGCGATGATGCCAAAGACGCGGGGCTTTTTCTTCTGCAGCGTGATGCGGCGGAAGGAGTCCTTCTGGAACTCGCCGGCGTCGTGCAGGGAGTGGCCGATCTCGTTGTCGGTCTCATCCCACACCTTGCTCTCGCCGTCGTCAGAACCCGGCGCCGTCTTCACCGCGAGAGTTCGGGTGCCACGGGCGGCGCCGACCAGGACGGGGGATGCCTCGAAGAGCTCGATGCCCTTGATCACCCGCACCTGTTGCTCGCCGCGCTTCTCCCACTCGGAGTCCTGCGTCTGGAAGCCGATGGACCACTCCTGGAGCTTGCCCATCGCCTTCACCTTCTTGAAGGCTTCCTGGCCGTCCGCAGTCTCCATGAAGAACTCGCCGGTGAAGCGAGCCTGCCGGGGAGTGACGGAGACGGTGCCCTTGCCGATCCAGCCGCGGAGACTCCAGTCGTGAGCGCCGACCATCGGGATCTCTTTGCCGTTGCTGGCCGTGAACGCCTGCACCGTCATGATGTCGCCGTCGCGGTCGACGACGCCGAACGTGGAGATGATCGCCTCGACCTTGCCTTCGTCGACGATCTTGACTTCGATGGACTTGTGTTCGAGGTTGTCGGGGAGTGAGGTGTCGAGGGGCGGGTCTGCTGTAAGTACCTCAGGCATAAAACAAGACCCCCGCGCCTGAGGCCCGATCCTGGCGCAAGGGCCGTTATGCCTGGTCCGTCAAAGAGGACCGCTTATTCGGTTGGGTTAACGGTACACCCGTCTGGACGCGTTGTCAATAGCCGGCAGTCTTCAAATCATCACGGCCATACCCGCTCACCATGAAGGAGAGCGGCTCGGTCTTCGCCCACTAGGATCCTAACGCCATCGGGCAGCATCTCGAGGAGCGAAGCAACCTGGGGCACTAGTGCCTCCAGGGATTCTAGGGCACCGCTGCGCGCCCCGTGCCACCGCTTAAATGGATTCTTCATCCCTCCAGCTCCTTCCCGTAGTCTTCAATCGCCGCCAGCGCCGGTCGCTCCTTCTGGACATTTTGTGAGTAGCCTGTGCGAGCGGCTGGAGTAGGTCAACTCACAGCCGCAATCCCGGCAGACGACGCGGCCGTACTCAGTGACTGCCGCCTGCCACCGCCCGCACTCGGGACAGCGCAGGTCAACGGGCTTGGGCGTCGACGTCGGTTGCATTGCTGTCACGGCTTGCCCCGGTGCTGCCAGGGTCTTGTTGACATGGGGTTATCCTTGTCCCAAACGGCGGCGTGCCGCCCGATATCGCCGCGCTCTTTCATTCCGACAGATGCGGCAAATACGCCTGCCATTCCAAGGCAGGACATTCGCCCCAGCAAGGCGGTGCCCTTGGCGACAAAACGCCCAGCGCGCCCTTGTCGTTATCCTATGTTCGGCCCTAGCAGCGGCGCGGGTGCCGATTTCAGAGCGTTGTTCGGCTGTCAGTCGAGGCCACTCATTTCCCGTAAGTGGAACGAGGTCCCCGCACTCTAGGCGCTGTTTAGTCTGCCGACCCCTCAGTTGTCGTAGAGTCTGACCCCAAAGCGCTGTGCTCATCTTCAGTCCAAAGATCGCTCGATACTCTTGGACCGATAGATCGTGCCGCAGCAAGACATGAGCGGCGAGACTCCGATAGTACCCTCCGCAGGCATGACACTCAAGTTCGTCCCCGTTACCGGCTAAGACCCCGATCTGGCCGTAAATCGGGCCATCCCATTCTCCCTCATCGGGCAGCCGATAATCGGGTCGGTCCCGTTTGCAGCAACGCCCGGCTTGGCATATCCGGCAACCATCGCATTGATGACCCGTGCAGGGCGTCCGCGACAAGCCCAATTTCCTAAGGCCAGCGTCCAGCGCAGCGACGGCAGTCTGTTCGTTCTGGAACCTGCCCAAATAGAATCTTTGCCCGAATACTCGAACAGTGACGCGGTAGGCACCAGCCTCATATCTGATGCTCCCAGGCCGATGGCGCGGTGTCGATTGCATCAGGCAACTCGCTCCAGGACCGGCAGAGTGACCACCGTGCAGTTGGGGTGCAGCAGCTCTACCCCCTCGCTGATGGAAACGATCTCGCCGCTGCGGGCGTCACATTCCTCACAGGAAGTCGCACCGCCGCCGTCGATTATCTCCAGCTCGCCAACCCCAGCATCTTTCCATTCGGAGTGAGCCGCTTCAAGGCTGGCCTCGGCCATCTCCGTCCGGGCAATCGCCTCAGAGCGATTCAGGTAGGTCTCTTCTACGACCTCCCGCAGCCCACGGAAGCCCTCAGCCGGTACGCCGCGAGCAACCTGGTAGGTGTTGTAGCCGCGCTCGTGAGCTACCGTCAGCATATCCCGCACGGCCTGCCGCGTCGCTTCGTTGATGCGCCTGATGCGTGTGCCGGCCTGGGCGATCTGAGACAGGACGCGGGGGTCAGCTAGAGTGGGGCCTTGCCCACCCACCAGGGACGCCGCGAGCGCGCCGGAGTCGAGGATGGCTTGCTCCAAGAAGGGGGCCAGCGTCTTCCAAAGTAGCGCGTCCTCCTCCGGCGGCAGGAGCTCGCCCGGCGGCCTCTGCTTCTGGAGGAAAGCCTTCTCACCCGTGAGCCGAGTGACGGCCCGCGCCGCCTGCCCGACGAAGAAGACGTCGAGCTCGGGCATCATGCGCCGCGCCAGGCGGTCGCGGATGTGACGCATCCGGGCAGCGAAGACGGCCGCGGTGAGCCGTTTAGTCGATACGGCGATGAACGTCGTCAACATTCAAGGAGCCCCTGTGGCCGCGTCTCGTTCAAAGCACGTCCCAGCTGGGCAAGGCCTCGACTTGCCTCTTCTGCGGTAGGGAAAGATGCGGGTGCCATTCTCGCCATACGCTCACAGCCTGCCAGAGCTTCGGCAACCGTGACCTTCTTGCCCCCCGTGAGTGATTCCAGGTACAACAGGAAGCTAGACTTTCCCATCTGGAACCACCTCCGGCTGCTTGCCGCCGTGCTCCTGCCAATGATGCACCCGAAGCACCCACAGGGCTAAGATGCGATTGTAGACTCGAAGCGTTCGAGTCCAGGAACACTTGCTGCAACGAAGTATCATGGAGCCTCCCTGCCCGCTACCAGGTCGGCAGATAGCCTTCCCAGAGGTCCTCGAACCTGATCCATGAATGCAACTCGCGGACCGGAGCGAAGATCTCAATCTGCCGGTCGATGAAGGCCCAGACCGCCATGATAAAGTCGTCGATTGCCTTTACTGGATCGTTCATGACTTCCGCCTCCAGATCGGAACCTGGTCCTCCAGCAGCTCGATGTGGTAGTACACGTCGCGGAAGCGCGAACCGTCCGAGCGCTCGAACGTGCAGAAGATGTCGCTGTCCCTGAACTCCCGGCGGATATACACGGTCAGGTCGACTATCTTGACCCGCTCGCCACGGTAGCGCACCTCCTGGCCGATGCTGAAGATGCTCTCTAGGTCGTTCATCGCACCCTCGTCGCCACGAACCAGCGCACCCTGCCGCTCTCCGTCTGCCCGCAGTGGAGCACGACCGCCTCCGGGACCATCAGCCCGCTGTCGCAGTGCGGGCACCAGAGATGCGCGACGTCGTCGATGAACCCGCACTCCCGGCAGACGTACATGACGCCGGGCCCGCAGTGAACTTCGGGAGGCGTTGCCGCTTTCATCGTCCCTTCTTCCCCTTGGCAGCGTTCGTCCGTCGCATCCGCTCAGAAGCAGCGGCTCTCTGTTCGTCCGTCCATTCGCGCTTGCCACCGCGATGCTTTTCCAGCGCCGGCGGGAGCTCGGCCTCGGTCAGCCCTATCATAACGGCCTGCCGGCGCAGATCGCGGTAGAGCATCTTGCGCTCCTCGACGCGCATGATGTAAGCGTGCAGGCCGTTCAGGAAGTCGAGCGTGATCTCCTGCAGCTTTTCCAGGCCCTGGTCGATGGTCACAGCCGTCATCGCGGCCTCCGTTACACTTCCTCCTAGACTGGCGCAGGCTCCCCTGGGCCAGGCACAGGCGGCTCCGCGCCGACCGGTGTCAGCACGATGTTGAAGGGCAACAGCAGCGTCTCCCCAATAGGAAGCTCCGCCGGTCGGCCGGTCTCGCGGCGCGCTTCCTCGACCGTAATCACGCCGGACTTCATGTCCTCACGCGCTACGGCGTGAACCTTCTCATCATCTGGCTTGAGCGCCTGGACGTCCGACATATCGAACTTGACGGCGTCGATGTCGGCGAACTCCGGGACCAGGTAGGCGTTCAGACTGCTCGCTATCTCTTTGTAGAGGGGCAGCAGCGTCTCGTCCCAGAAGGACATCCGCGCCTCGCGGTAGTTGGCGTAGGTCGAGCGCTGCATCCCCAGGCGAGTGCCGACGAGGATGCCGGGGACGCCGAAGGGCATGGTGATGCGAGACTCCGCGATATCGTTCAGCTCGGGAGTCGCCAGACCCGCCGCGCCGACCGGCAGGCCCATCGGCTT